ACGCATACCGTCACGGTTTCTGCCGGGGCTAATCTGTTCGCCATCGCCGCCGCTGAACTAGGCGACGCGACGCAATGGCTGCGGATCGCGATGCAGAACGGGTTGTATGACCCGTTCCTACCGCCGGCCAATCAGGTGCTCATGCTGGCGGACGGCAGCATTGCGATGGACAGCGCGGGCAACGTGATGCTCACGCCGCCAACCTACATCCTGACCATTCCAGACGTGAACCCATCATTAGGGGGCGGCCTCCCGCCGCAGTAGCATGAGCGGCACCGGCCAAATCGTCCGCCAACCGCGCCCCCGCGTCATCCTCAACGGCACAACGCTGCAAGGCGCGTGCTGCGCGGAGGTGACGCTGACCAACAGCAACCACGCCAGCAGTTTCCGATGCGAGATCGCGCTTGGCGGCGATCCAAGCCTTACCGCTTCGTGGTGGGCAGACCAATCCGACATTCAGTGCGAGATCGACTACAGCCTTGATGGAGGGCAAAGCTGGCCGTTCGTGTTCGTCGGCGTTGTGGACCACTTGCATCTCGACATGCCGCACGGCGTCATCGAGATTGAAGGGCGCGACCTGTCCTCAACGATGATTGAAACCAAAATCCACGAGACGTTCGCCAATAAGAAGTCATCCGAGATCGCCACCATCATCGCCGGGCGCCACGGGCTCACGGCTCAGGTTACGCCGACCAGCACGATTACCGGGCGCTACTACCAGCTTGAGCACGACAAGCTGACCACAGGCTCATTCCATAAGCAGACGACGGAATGGGACTTGCTCACGTTCCTCGCGCAACAGGAAGGCTACGCACCGCCCTTCGTCATCGGCCGCACGCTGTATTTCCAGCCCGAGGATACGGGCGGCGCGCAGCCCATGCAGATCGTTTACCAGCCTCGCGGCTCGGCGGCATATCCGGTCCTCAACACGGCGAGCGACATGCGGCTTGAGCGATCCTTGACGCTGGCAAAAGACATTCAGGTTACGGCGGTTACGTGGAACAGCAAAAAGAAGCAGCCGCACACCACCATCGGTAAGGCGCAGGGCGCGCGTTCGCCCAACTCACAAAAGAACCCGACGCAGAATTACGTGGTCTACGCGCCGCCGAACGCCACGCCAGAACAGGTTGATAGGTTGGTTGAGGCCAAGCTCAAGGAGCTTTCGCGGCACGAGCGCATTGTCAATTTCACCCTGCCTGGCGAACTGACGCTCGATCAGCGATCCAAGATCGCGTTGAGCGGCACGGGCACGTCATTCGATCAAGAATACTACATTGACACCGTAGAGCGGCGAATGGACACGGGGGGCGGCTTTATGCAGCACGTTCGATGCAAGAACAGCTCGCCACGCTCCGAAGCGTCGGTGGTGTGAGTGGACAGATTCCTTAACGCGATTGCAAGACGCAGTGCTGCGATGGACGCGGGCACCGGGCAGCCTCGGTTTGGACTGGTCACGTCCTACGATCCAAACACCTATACCGCCAAGGTGACGTTGCAGCCCGAGGGCGTGCAAACCGGATGGTTGCCGATCCTGACGCAATGGATGGGGAATGGATGGGGAATTGTCGCTCCCCTCGCCGTTAACGATCAGGTGTTTGTCCTCCCGCAAGAGGGCAACGCCGAGCATGGCGTCATCGTCGGGCGATGTTTCAGCGATCAGGACTTGCCGCCCAAGACTGCCGCCGCCGGCGAAATGTGGCTCGTTCACGAGTCTGGAACGGCAATCAAAATCACGGCCGATGGCCCGCAATTGATCGGGCACGCCAACGTCACGGCAACCACGCCATCTCTTAACGCGAGCGGCAATGTGGTGGTGGGCACGGGCGCCACGGGATCGTTCTCGACACCAACCGGCAAAACCGTGACGGTGCAAGACGGCATCATTGTCAACATTTATTGAGGTGAGAGAATGCAGCCGCAGGGAACCGCGCCGGTCAACGACGACTATTTCGACAAGCTGACGGCGCAGATCAACAGCATTGACTTGTGCGCCGATCTGCAAGCCTTGGTAGACAAGGTGATGGCTTCGCTACAGGCGGAGGTGTCCGCGATTGAGGAAGAGATTGCAGCCATCTTGCCGCTCCTCACCATCCCTACCGACCTCGGATCGGTGATTACGTGGATCACTAATTTCATCGCGCCTATGCAAGCTGCCTACACAAAGTTCGTGGCACAGCTCGCGGCTATGACGGCGAAGATCACCGCCTTGGTTTCAGCCATCGCGGCTGCGGCCTCTCGGATCACCAACTGCTCGATTAGCGTTACGCCGATCACCCTCTAAGGGGCATTTCATTGCAGGACGTGTCGCATTTCTGGTCGGGCGATCTATCGCTCAGCCCAACAGGAGACATTGCGCTCGCGTCCGGCACATTGCTCGGGCAACAGCGCGTCACTCGCAGGCTTCTAACCAACGTTCTAGATTACATCTGGCACACCGACTACGGCGCAGGTCTGCCAACGATGATCGGGCAACCGGCCATCCAAGAGACGATTGAGGCCATCATCCGCGCGCAGATCGCGCTTGAGGATGTGGTTGCGCCAACGCCCGAGCCCGTCATCACCGTATCAGTCGGCACGGATGGCACGGTGTTCGCGCACATTCAGTATGCCGACAAGCAAACCGGCGAAACGCAAATCCTCCAATTCCCGGTGCAGTAGGCATGGCGCTCAATTTATCGCTCCAAAACTTCACCAGCCTTGTTCAGAACAGCGCGGCGGCGGTTCAGGGCGCGTGTTCATCGCTACTAGACCTCACAGTTGGATCGGTGCTGCGCGCGATCCTTGAGGCCAACGCCTCCATCGCCCTGTGGCTGCAATGGCTAATCGTGCTGCTGATGCAGCGCCAGCGCCTTGCCACGTCAAGCGACTCTGACGTTGACAGCTGGGTTGCTGATTACAGCTTCTCGCGCTTGCCATCTGTGGCGGCTACAGGTGCCATCACGTTCTCCCGTTTCACCGCCACGTCTAGCGCAACCCTCCCGGTCGGCGCCACGGCACGAACCGCCAACGGCGCTCAGACCTACAGTGTCACGGCAGACCCGACCAATCAGTATTGGGATGGCGTGAGCAACTACGTCATACCAGCCGGCGTGACGAGCATCACTGTTCCCGTCATTTCCACTGTCCCAGGGGCAGCTGGAAACGTGGTTGCGGGCGCTATCAACCTGCCCGGCGAGGCTAACGCCGGCATTGACACTTGCACCAACGCGCTCGCCATCACCAACGGTCAGGACGCGGAAAGCGACAACGATCTTCGAGGGCGCTTTCCACTTTACATCCAAGGGCTCAGCAAGGCCACGGTAGCGGCGGTCGGTAGCGCCATCCTCAGTGTGCAACAGGGCCTCGCCTATGGCATCGCTGAGAACACGGACGAGGCTGGTAACTACGAGCCGGGGCACTTCGTCATCACTCTGGACGATGGCACGGGCGCCCCGTCCGACGCGCTAAAGGAACTGGTCTACACCGCCGTTGACGCGGTTCGCCCGATCGGTTCCACGTTCAGCGTCCAGTCGCCAACCGTCGTTACGGCCAACGTAAGCCTCGTGCTCACGGCTGCGGTAGGTTTCGTCAAGGCCAACATGATCGCGCCTCTGAATGCGGCTATCACGGCATACATCAACGACCTTCCGGTTGGCTCGCCGCTGTCATACACGAGGCTAGCCCAAGTGATCTATGACGCCATTCCGGGCGTCTCCGCGATCACCGGCTACACCATCAACGGCTCTGCGGTGGACATCGCGGCTGGTCCGTCAACGGTTATCAAGCCGGGCACTGTGAGCATTAGCTGATGGCGACGGGGGATCAGTCTGACATCGTTGGTCGGCTAAAGGCCGTCCTACCGCAAAGGTGGTTTGCCAACACCACAACGGGCCTGCCAACCAATACGCCCGTCCTTGATGGCGTGCTAAACGGCCTCGCAAACGCATGGTCGGCAATCGTCGCGCTGCTGAACTACGCCGACTTGCAAAGCCGTATCGCGACGGCAACCGACGTGTTCTTGGACATGATCGCGTTCGATTTCTTTGCCGGCCGGTTCTATCGGCGCAAAGGCGAGCCGGACGCGGTATTCAGCGCGCGCATTCGAGCCGAAATCATCCGGCCGCGCGCCACTCGCGCTGCGGTTTCTCAAGTTCTCACCGACCTAACGGGCCACGCGCCGATCATCTTTGAGCCGGCCAATGCCACTGATACTGGCGGTGTCGGGTGGCTAGGGATGACCGTAGGAACTGGCCTAGCAGTCGGCGGCGCCGGTTTCGCTGGCGTTGGTGGGGCAGGCAGCCTCGCCCTGCCGTTCCAGTGTTTCGTTACAGCCTTCCGCGCGACCGGAGGCGGCATCGCTAACGTGATGGGCGTCTACACCGGGACAGGATGGGCGGGCGGCGGCGTAGGGACATTGAGCGACGGCGGAACATCGGCTGGCGCCATTGAAGTCGGCACGCTCAGCATGAGCCAAGGCCAGATTACCGATGCCGATATTGAAAACGCCATCGTGAGCGTTTTACCGGTGGCAACGATTGCCTGGACGGCCATTACAAACGCCAATTAGACGGAGAGACTTTTTTGGATAAGACCCCGATCTACCCAGGCCAGATTCCGCTCGATACGAATTGGCTACAACCCCAACGCAACACAGAGATCGCATTAGGCTTTCTCCTCCAAGCCGCGTTCGGAACCAACACCGTCATTGACGGCCTTGCGGTTATTCCGACTTCGCCGGCATCAATGCAGGTTAAGGTTGGCCCCGGCTCTATTATCGTCGCGACGACGGTTGACACGCTCACTAGCGGCTTTGGCTCTCTTCCTGTTGATAATGCCGACAGCCTTTGCAAGATCGGTATCAACCTCACCCCCACCACTATGAGCACACTAACCGCACCGGCAGTCGCGGGGCAGTCGCAGAACTGGCTTATCGAAGCGCAGTTCATTGAGGCCGACGGAACGCCTGTTGTTCTCCCATACTACAATGCGGCCAATCCGGCGGTGCCATACACAGGCCCAGCCAATGCCGGCACCACGAACAACACGGCGCGCACGAACCGCGTTCAGTTGCAGTGGAAGGGCGGCACCGCCGCCGCCACCGGCCAGCAGAACACGCCGTCTCCCGATGCGGGGTGGACGGGAGTTGCCATCGTCACGGTTACGAATGGTCAGAGCACAATCACGTCGCCTAGCATCGTTCCGTATTCTCTGGCACCGTTCGTTCCGACCAAGCTCCCGCAGTTGCGCAAGCAGTTGACCGCTGATCTAAGCATCTTCGTCAGCACCTTCGGAAACGACACGAACAACTCCGGCTTGTCTGCCAGCAGCCCGTTCCTGACATTGCAGAAGGCGTGGAACTATATCATAGGCTCGCTCGACCTGAACGGGTTTAACGTCACGGTAAGCATCGCGAACGGCACCTATACCGGCGCATTGCGCGCGTCCGGAACGGTGGTTGGCCTGGGCTCTGGCAACACGGTTTCTTTTGTCGGCAACATAGCCTCGCCTACGAGCGTAGTCGTCTCCACGACCAACCTCTACTGCATCGCCGCCGTGAACGGCGCCGCAATTTCCGTCTCCGGCATGAAGCTAACGGCGAGCGGCACCGATCCTAACTTCCTCGCTCTGGCGGGGGGTATTGTTGCCAGCTCGGGCGGGTCTTGCACCATCGCTGGTGCGATGAATTTCGGCTTGGTGTCGGGCAATCATGTGTGGGTCACGGCCGGATCGAACGTCGTCGCCAACGCGATCAGCTACACGGTTTCCGGCGGCGCGGGCACGCATTTCAACGCGGGAGCGACGGGCGGCTCGATTAACGTCACGGGCTGCGCCATCACCGTCAGCGGCACGCCAGCATTTACGACGTTCGCGGTAGCGGTCCACGCGGGCTTGTTGAACATCTCGACCACGACCATCACCGGGTCCGCGACGGGAAACCGATTCAGCGCGCAAACGAACGGCGTCATCGACACGAGCGGGTCGGGTGCTTCGTTCTTCCCCGGCTCCGTCGCCGGCACCACT